AATCATTCACCTACAATATGTTCATATACTTCTTTCCAATTAACACATTTTTTCATACCAACCGGAATGCTATCGTTCATGTTAAATCCATGTTCGATCAAAATGCTGTTTAGACCCATTTCTAATCCAACAACTGCATTTTCCATCTTGTCTTCGATCCAGTAGTAACCTGTATCTTCGTACTTACGCAATGCTTCTTCTTTGTCTGCACCTGTGTCTAAACAAATTAGTTTGGTAAATGCAGTAGGACCAAACAGTTTTTCCAAATTCATTTTACGCAGTTTATATGCACTAGGATCAAGGCTTAGACTGGTAATACAATGGAAAGTATATCCGTGTTCTTCGTGCAGTCGTTTTACATAATACATTGCATCACGTAGTGCAGGCAAGAAACCAACAGCAGCACTTTCATTAAAGATTTTTACTTTGGCTTTTGCTTCGTCTTTGGTGATGTTAAAACGCTTGGCAATATCGTATTCCCAATTGCCATTTTTGATTTGAGTATAACCGTGTTGCTCCATCCAGCAACAAAATGCGTATTCCCAATTTAATAGTACACCGTCTGCATCGGTGAGAATAATTTTTTCCATAGTTTGCCTTTCATTTTTGCCTTTTACATTATTTTATAACATAGAGTACGGAGATTGTCAACCGCCGATTATTACATCGCCTGAGCCTGAAGTTATTAAAGCACCACATCCGTAAGTGTCGCCTTTTCTTCCTGCACCTTTGCCGTTTATTTTTACTGTGCTACTAAAAGAAGATAGACCAGGTGCATGTGAACTACATCCTGGAATAGTGTGAGATTCAACAGCATCTGATTCTCTTACAATACCTATGCCATTAGCAAACACGTTACCAGAACACACATCAGTTGCAATAGTTTGCGGTGCAGCATCACATGCAATACCATCATCTGGGTCTGCATCTCCTACACTTACATGAACTGTGTTTACACTATCGGTGCCGTCACCTCTTGCAGCCTCTGGCATTGTATCTCCTTAAACCATTTGAATTCCACTTGTACTTGACACATACTGTTTTGCCATGTCTGCTTCTGTCTTGTGTACAAATACAATTGCACTTTTATTTATAGCAATTTTTTGCTGTGGATCTACAGTAAATGTCCAAGGACCTAAACCCAAACCTTGCTGTGTTACTACCACGGCTAATGGTTTAGTTACAGTAATAGTTGAATTGTTTTCTTCAACAAAACGTGCAACCACTTCATCACCTGCAATAGTTCTAAGTGTAACTGTATCGTTTTGTTTGTATGGAGTTTCAATAATCATAGAGACCAGCCTGTTCCGTTGTAATTTGTTTCTTCCAAGTAAGTAGTAAGTTTATCATAGCCGCCAATTTTTGTGCCACCTACAATAATTTGTGGGAAAGTTCTTGCACCTGGAAATGTTTCTAATACTTCATCTCGTGTAAAGTCAACATCGAGTTGTTTATACACATACTTGAGTCCTCTGCTTTCACAAGTTCTCTTTGCTGCTTCGCAGTGTGGACAAGCAGGCTTTCCCCATATTTCTATCATAAACTAAATCCTTTAAATGTATCTGTGCTGACGTCTTGTTTTGTTCCGCCGCTGACATAACTAGTTATCTCTGTTTCTTGTGGTGCTACTTGAACATCTGCACCCGAAATCCATTTTTGTGTCCAAGGAAGTGGATTAGCTTGTGGTACACTGTAAGGACTTTTTAGTCCTACGTTTGTCATACGTCTTGTGCAAATCCACTCAATGTAATCACTGAGCAGTTGTGTGTTAAGACCAATCATTGAACCATCTTTGAACAGATAATCTGCCCACGACTTTTCTTGATCTACAGCATCAACAAACATCTTAATACATTCTGCTTCTGTTTCCACTGCAATCTTTTCAAAGTCTGGATCGTCTTTCTTTAGAACTTTTAGCAACATCTGTGTACTTGCTAGGTGCAAGTTTTCGTCACGAGCAATTAGTTTGATAATCTTAGCGTTGCCTTCCATCTTCTTAAGTTCTGCAAACGCCCAACTACATGCAAACGATACATAGAAACGAACACCTTCGAGAATGTTTACGCTCATTAATGTAAGCCATAGTTTTTTCTTAAGATCGTATAAATCAACTGTAACTTTTTTGCCATTAACAGTGTGTGTGCCTACGCCTAACAAGTTGTAGTACATGCTGGTTTCAATTAGTTCGTCATAGTATTTGCTAATGTCACCTGCACAATCAACAATCTCTTCAATGTCCATCATTTCATCAAAGATTTTGCTAGGATTACTGTACACATTACGAATAATATGTGTGTAACTACGACTATGGATTGTTTCACTGAACGTCCAAGTTTGAATCCAGTTTTCGATTTCTGGCAAACTCACAATTGGAGCAAACGCTTCTACAGGAGCACGACCTTGCACACTGTCTAGTAGAATCTGTCTTTTTAGGTTTGACGTAAAAATATGTTGTTCGTGCAATGTTAAACTTTTAAAGTCTTTGCCATCCTTGTAAATGTCAATTTCTTCAGGACGCCAAAAGAATCCTAATTGCTTATCAGTTAGTCCATCAAAACTTTTATACTTTAGTGTATCATATCGTTGAATAGTTGGACCACCTGATGGATCAAGAAATGCTTTTACTTTGGTGTGGTCGACTCTGTTTTCTACGTCAAAAACGCTCATAATTATATTATCCTTTTAACATTTTTTAAAATAATAACACGCCATTGCTGGCGTGTCAAGTTTTATATTACACAACTTTCACATTCGGTTGTGTCTTCGGATACTGATTCGATTTCATTAAATTCTGTAAACATCTTGCTTACATCAACTTCGCCTGCACCGTCGTTGGTGTTGAAGTAATAAAGTTGCTTGCCACCGTATTTGTAGAACATAAGCATGTGTTGTAACATTACACTCATAGGAATCTTTTCATCTTCGTAGAATGCTGGATTGTAACTTGTGTTAACGCTGATGCCTTGGTCAATATACTTTTGTAATACACTTACAATTTTAATATAACCTTCAGGAGACGTCTGTTCCCAAAGCAAATCATATTTGTTTTTAAGACGTTTGTATTCTGGTACAACCTGCTTTAGAACACCGTGCTTGCTTTGCTTAACCGAGATAAGCGAACGTGGTGGTTCAATACCGTTGGTAGCATTTGCAATCTGTGCTGATGTTTCACTTGGCATTAGTGCCATTAGTGTACTGTTACGGATGCCTGTTTCTTTTAATTGAGCTCTTAGACTATCCCAATCCATACGCTCAACGTGTGGAATAAGTTCGTCTAGGTCTTTTTTGTATGTTTGGTTAGGTGTGATGCCGTGTCCATATTTGGTTTCCATTACACCTGAAATAGTGCCTTGCTCTGCTGCTAGATCTGCACTTGCTTTGATTAGGTAGTAACTCCATGCTTCTGCATACTCGTCAATCAATTGCAAACCTTCGCTGCTGATATCTTGGTATGTTAGATCATGCTTGGCCATCCAGTATGCAAAGTTAATAATACCAACACCGATAGGACGGCGTTTTTCTGTAGATAATCTTGCAGCAAGGATTGGATAGTTTTGATAGCTCAGTAGTGCATCAAGACCACGCACTGCTAGAGTACATGCTTTTTCAAAGTCCTGTGGTGTTTTAACATTACCCCAGTTGATAGCACTTAGAGTACATAGACTAATTTCACCTTCTGGATCATTTAAATCATTAAGTGGCTTGGTTGGCAAATCAATTTCTGCACAAAGATTTGATTGTCTAATAGGTGCAACCTCTGGTAAGAAGGCACCGTGGTCGTTTGCATTGTCAACGTTTTGTAGATAGATACGACCTGTGTTCTTACGCTCTTCCATGAACGAACTAAACAAGTCTATTGCTTTAACAACTTTCTTGCGTAGTCTTGTGTTACGTTCTGCTGTTTCATATAGCTCACGGAAGCGGTCTTGGTCTGCATAAAATGCATCATACAAGCCTGGTACATCACTAGGCGAGAAAAGAGTAATGTCGCCGCCTGTGATAAGTCTTTCATACATCAACTTATTAAACTGCACACCGTAGTCCATGTGACGGATGCGTGTTTCTTCTGTGCCTTTGTTGTTCTTTAGTACAAGAAGTTCTTCTGCTTCTAGGTGCCAAATCGGATAGTAGATTGTAGCTGCTCCGCCACGTACACCACCTTGACTGCATGACTTTGTTGCTGCTTGGAACATTTTATAGAAAGGAATAATGCCTGTGTGATATGCATCGCCTTTGCGAATTGGCGAACCAATAGCACGGATACTTCCGCCGCCAATGCCAATGCCTGCTTTCTGGCTTACATACTTAACTATAGATGAACTAGTAGCGTTAATGCTGTCAAGGCTATCATCAGTTTCAATAAGAACGCAACTACTAAATTGTCTTTGCGGTGTTCGTACACCAGCCATAACAGGAGTAGGAAGGCTAATGTCATGAAGAGATACTGCATCGTAGTAATCCTTTACCCACTGTAAACGTGTTTCCTTTGGATAGTTATGGAACAATGTTGCTGCAATAAGAATGTAACACATCTGCGGAGTTTCAAAAATTTCACCTGTAACTCTATTCTGGCAAAGATATTTGCCACGCAACTGTTCCATCGCTACATAAGTTAAATGATCATCACGCTCGTGTTTGATAAAATTGTTGATGCGATCCCATTCGTCGTCGTCATAATAAGAAATCAGCTCAGGATCATAAAATCCTTTTT